CAGTGGATTGAAGTTGATGTGCGGACAACATAATCTATACGGTCAACCGCTGATGCTGTTGTAGTTAGTGTGGGCGCGGTGCCTCCTGCAAAGTCGTAGCTGGTGCCATAAGACAAAGTTCTGTAGCCTGTGCTATCTTGCACGATAAAGATAGAACCAGTCTGCCCAACAACCATATTGCTTGGGTTAGCTAGAGTGCGGTTGCCAGCAAGTGTAACTGTAAAGTTTTGGTTAGCCCCAAAGTCTGGGGTGATGGTGGCGGCGTCAGTCAGCGTTGCAATCTCTACAGCGAAACGCCCCTCTAGCTGGTCACTGCTAGTGGTTTCTCCAAGTCCCGTTACATTTGAGCCACTTACAATCGATTTTACAAGTCTTGCCATATCAGCCTCTAATTAGTGAGCGAGAAGTCACTGCTTGTCGCATCAAACCTTGTGAACGGAACTTTTTGATCCGCGCTCAAAGGTATGTTTTTTACAGTTGCATCAAACCTTGTGAACGGCACCCGCGCCGAAGTAAAGTAGCTACTTAAATTTGCTACGTTAAACACATCATACACCATAACCTCAACAACGTCACTGGCTGTGAGCGCGGTCAAACCACCGATGGTGTTGGCGGTGGTAGTATTATAATCTGACCCAGCGATAAGCTGTACGCCGTTTAGCATAACATCAACATATTCACCATCTGTGAAGCTAAGTGTTTGACTATTATCATCGGCACCTGAAAGAGATGTCTCACTACCAGATGCAGTAAACACAAAACGCTGGCGAAAGCCTTGTGTCGGGGTTTTACCTAAATAAGACATTTATTGCACCGCATCCCAAGTTTGTGTTTCTTCGTTCCATGTGTATGCACCATTATCAGCAGGATACGCAACAGGCGGTTCCCACAAGTACGTTGTCTTATTTAACGTCCAGCTATTAAAAGGTTGTGGCGCATAAAATGCATCCGCTTGCGCGTCATACAGCCGCCCTACACCAGCATAATTATATCTTTTAGATGCATCGCCATTAGCATTCTTAAACGTCTCAATCCAGTTGCCGGGGCTAGAATCAATATAAGTGTCAAAGAACTCAGCTTCAGCATTAAGAACCTCGACATCAACACCATCTAAAACTTTTGCAAAAATAGCCATAACTACCCCGTATAAGAACCAGATGCTGTGAATTTTATCACAGTGTCCGTGCCAGTTGTAGTGACTGTGGGACTGCCTGTAGTTGTCCCAGTATATCTAGCTGTTGGAACCCTTAGAATAACAACGCCATCACCGCCATCTTTTGCAATAGACGCATTTGAATACGAGTAGCCACCGCCGCCACCGCCGCCAAGACCATCTGTCCCTGCCGTTGCTGGCTGAGATGTTCCGGGGCTAGTTGCACCAGTGCCGCCACCGCCGGAGCCACCAGCGCCGCCTGCTACGGTTTCTGATCCGCCACCGCCACCACCTGCATAAGTGACTGAAGAGCCTGTAATGGTGTTTGCTTCACCAGCGCCGCCAACACCGCCAGTTGAGCCGCCAGTTCCCCCAACAGCGCCTTTACCCCCACCGCCACCACCTGTGACCGTTTGACTGCTTTTGCCATCACCGCCGTCATTACCTTGCCCAGAGGTTCCTGCGCCGCCACTTGCTTGATAATCACCTCCACCGCCGGAGCCACCAGCAACACCGTTTCCAAAACCACCTGCACCCCCGCCTGTGGCAGTAACTGTAGCAAACCCACTGCCTGTAGAGCTAACACTGGAGTTAGATCCATTCGTGCCGTTGACATTTTGCCCTGCCGCCGCCGCACCGCCAGCGCCAACAGTGACTGTAAGAACATCACCGGGAAATATACCTGTAGACCTTGTACCGGAGAGCACACCACCAGCGCCACCACCGCCACGATGAGCGCCACCACCACCACCAGCAACAACAAGATATTGAACAGAATAATCTGCTCTTATGTCACCTGAACCATCACCGATATTGGTCCACACATTTGCATTTGTAGTAGCGTCAGTTAGGGCAAACATTTCGCCCGATGTAGTGTTAACCCACAAATCACCTACAGTACCATTAGTATTGTATGCAGGGTCACTTGAGTCTTTTGTGATTACCGCACCAGAAGCGAGTGAGTCCGCTAATATCTTACTAAGTGCCATTAATTACCTCTTATGCGTAGGGGCTATCACCAAGCACGTCTTCATCCCAAGCCGCCTTTAACTCTGCAATAGTTGTGGCAGAACTAATAGCTGATGCGCTAGTAGCATCACGCAAGGCTGTCTTTTTGTTTGCAGAGGCTGTCTTTGCCGCGCTGTCATCAGCTTCTAAAGCCTTCATGTAGGCAACGTCTTCAGCCTCAAGTAGTGGCTTGCGAACCTCACGAATTTTGTCTTTAAAGATTTCCTTTGCACTTGTCATATCCTCAGAAATAACTGAACCTGACAATGACCAAGCGTCACGAAAATCACGATTTACAGGAACAGTAGCAGTTGAGGCATCAATCTGATTACCGTCTTTGTCCACGATATAAGTTGTTATAGCCATTAGATACTCCTATGCGGCTAATTCATCAGATATACGCCACGAATTGCGCCATTCTCTAGTCTGCGGTAATTGTTGCTTACGACATATTACCATAGTCGGGCGGTTACCCTCATCCCAATTCTGCCAAACGTGCTGTGGCACATCTTTCTGAATTAGGTATTCGATTGCCTGTTCTTCGGTCATTGCTGGCATTGGTTCTGTCTGGTGCAGCAGATATCCTCTAGTGTGCTTCTTGAAGTCGGGTTGCGCTTCATCCTTTGCCAGTTCCCAGTAAACCCACACTGGCGGTAGGATACCACCCTGTAGCGCACACGCCATCCAGTTAGGGTCAGGCACAAGTATCTTGGCGCACTCGTCAATGCCGTCCTCGTAGACTACACGATAGTCTGACTGCACACCGTCTAGGTTCTCTTTTGCCCAGCATAGACGGTCAAACAAGTGAGTGCCTTGAAATTCTGGCGTCTGCATCATGCTAAGTCTCCAATTATACACATATGATTGCAGTCTTGGTCTGTATTGTCGCTGTTTGTCTTTATGGACTCAAGACGAACTGTTGTAGTAGATGGTATGCAACCAGACATAAAACGAGTACTGGGGTCGCTTGTTGAAAAACCAGTTAGTCCAGCAATACAACTAAATGCGTCTGTCATTGCGTTGCTTATGGTAACAGTTGCGTCACCAGTTCCATTATCGGTGACTGAGCTTACCGAAAACGAGCCTCGCGTTACATTGGATGACAAATTATCGTAGTAAACCCACGCCTTTGCACTACCCAATACAAGATAGTTCGTGGCAACTGACCCAGCGGTGCTGTGTTCAAGAGTGTCTGTTGCCACCTTGCCACTAATATCAATAAAGCCAGTGCCAGTTATATTGTTGGAATTTAGGTCTAGGTTGCCGCCAAGCTGTGGCGTTGTATCATCAGCTACATTGGATAAACCACTACTTATACCAGTTAGCGCAGAACCATCTAAAGCTGGCAGTGTTCCTGATGTCGCCAACTTTGCCATAGTAATAGCGTTGTCTGCAATTTTAGCTGTAGATACAGAGTCATCTTTTAACATAGCTGTGCTTATACTATCGTCAGCAGGTTTCACGGTTTGTTGTGCTTTTCCTTGAAACAAAACGTAAAAACCATCGCTGCTTGCTACATTGCCTGTCATCGTTAAAGATGTCCCGGCAACAGTATAAGCCACACCCGGTTCTTGACGGACGTTGTTTACATAAACTTCTATGTCTTGATCACTGCCAGCAGAATAATTAAGTGTATACGGACCAACAGTTCCATTGCCCGTTATAGTTTGTTTATTTATTGTGGAGAATGCTGTGGCAAGCGGGTTACCTAGTAAGGGCATTAGCTAATCTCCAAAACACTCAATGTCGTATCTGCGCTGTTAGCTGTGTCGGACTGAACTCTTAATATATCTGAGGCTTCCATGACAATCTTCTGATCACCCCCAATCGGAACAAATGCCGAGCCAACAGGGATTGGTGCATCTTTAATTAAGAACACATTATCGCCATCGTTGTTAACAAGTTTAACATCTACAGTAATTTGAGACGTAGCAATATTTGCTATTGTCATGCCAATGATGGTTGTTTCAGTGCTGGCGGGGCAAGTGTAAATAGTCATGTCCGTATTAGCGTTTGTGCTAGAACCATCAAATGTTTTTGTCTTAAAAGCGTTTGCCATTTTCTTATCCTAACGCAATAGCGAATGCCAAGCTGTTGTCGGTGAAGTTTACGATGTTACCGCTGGCATCATTATAGACCATCTTTTCTCCGGGCATTGTACAAAATACTGTGCGGGTGCCAGACCCCCAACTAATTTTACCATCCCCAAAAGTAAGCGCGGCGTTGTCCGCGAGTGTAACAGCCGTATCCAATACCAAGTTGTTCTGATCTGTAACAGTAGATACCGTTACAACCCCAGATATACCTGTGCCTCTAACGCGCATACCAACAGCAATCGTACCGTTGTTACCGTCTACCGCGACACCTGTGGCACTGCTTGTAGCGCCGTTTACGTCAGCGGTAGCTGTGGCACCGCTGCTCTCAAATATTGTGTCTCGTGACAGGGTTGTGCCAGAAGCGGTGTATGTGCCGAGTCCCACTTCAAAGTCCGTGCCGTCTGTGCATGAATAATAGGTTGTGTTGCTATTGCCTATCTCAGCAAAAGAATCAAAACCAGCAACGGCACCAGCAAGTGTTAACGTGCCAGTGCCTGTCGTGGTTGTCGTTTCTTTTACACGGTCCTTGATTACTAGGGCCATTACTTCAACTCAATGCTTAGATTACCCGCGTTGATACGGAAAATATCGCCAGCGGCAACAGACTTACTTGCGTCTAGTGCGCCAACGAACAGAATATTCGTGCCATCGAATGTCAGCACAACATCATCTGAAAGAGTTACGCTGGTATCTAGCACGAGAGTGTTCTGATCTGTAACAGTTTGTACTCTTACTACTCCAGTGATACCTGTTCCTGTAACAATGTCCCCCACCGCAATAGTGCCGTCGTTACCATCAACGGATACGTTAGCAGAAGAAGATACCGCACCGTTTACGTTTGCATGAGCAATCTGACCGTCAGCAACAAAAGCATGAGTTACTGTGTAACTAGCTGCTGTACCCGCTGCGGCAGGAAACTCAATGTTGTTGTCGTTGATTATACGTTGTGCGTCAGAGATAACAGTATCTGCGGCTGAGTGTGCTGCGGCAGTTGTGCTTGAAGCGCCGCGTGTACAGCCTGTCAGCGTGTTGGTGCCATCAAAAGTCAAAGCCACATTGTCAGAGACTGTAATAGCCGTATCTACCACAAGGTTGTTTTGATCGGTTACTGTTGTCACATACACTGTGCCAGATATGCCTGTGCCTGTAACTTTCATTCCAACCGCAATCGTGCCAGAGTTGCCGTCTACAACCAGTGCGGTAGATGATGATAGAGCACCGTTCACATTGGCAGTGGCGGTACTGCCCTTACCTGTGTATGTGACAAGTTCGTCGTTAATGTTTACCGTACCAGATGTCGGAAACGCTTCTGCGTCCGCAACATGAAGAACCGTGGCGCTGCTAGTTGCGGCAAGGCCGAGAGTGGAAACAGACTGCTTCCAGTTTGCGGCAGTTACTTGTTGACGTGTATAATCAGCATCGTCTGTGTCAATCTGAACTTCTGTCAGATTACCTTTTTCAGCGCTGCTAACTGCTGTTGCTAACCCAACGTAAATGCTATTACCGGGCGAAGCAAAAGAAAGAGAGTCGTTCTTGAATATATAATCCAGAACCCTTCTCTCTAGGTAGGTGGTTGCTGCGTTTGATGTTGCCATCGTATTTTACTCCTAGTTAAGTGCGTGGCCTATCAGGTAGACCTCTCCTGTAGGCATCGCTATTCTCTCTAGCTTCAGCCAAATCCTTTAACCGTTGTATTTCTTGTGCGAACCGCTGCTCATAAAGCTGCATCATATCCGCTTCGCCTTTCATGTAAGTATACGCCTCCACTAAAGAACCGTAAAGTAACACGTTTGGCGCGTTATCACTAAGCCAACTTTTAGCAGAATCTGCTCCAGCAGTAATACTAGCAGGGCGATAGTAATAATGTAGTTCAACTGTGTAGGCTATGTTTGGTGTAGGTCCTACTACAAAATTATCCACATCGAAAATTCCATAATACTCTGGTCTTCCTGTAGATCCGTAATCTATGCTGTACTGCTGCACAAAGTTTACATCTTTGAATTCTACAAACTGTTTGTGATTAGCTGTGGTGATTTGCAATGAAAAGGGAGCCAGATAATCTGTCGGCACATTTAAATAGGGATCGTCAACAGTCAAAACAGAGGTAGCGTTCTTGCGAAATAACTCAAGATCTACAAGCGTAAATACACGATCCTCTGCACTGCGTATAAACACAGGCAGGTTGTTCACGAAAGATGTTTCCGTGTTCTCAGTAAAGTCCTGAATAGCTGTCTTTAGTTCGCCGTATGTAAAACTCATTTACGTCACCAATGTCACAGGACCCGCTGTTGCACGTCCACCACCGCCACGTTGGTTACCAACTGTAGCGGTGTCAGTTACTGTAATAGTGTAAGTATTAACATCAACCACGGTAATTGTATACCCGGCAGCAGCCTCTAGCGTAGCTTCTGTAATACCATCGAAAGTCTCGGCAGTGCGGAATCTAACTACATCAGATGTAGATCTACCATGTGCAGGTTCGATTACCGTAACTGTTGTTGATGCAGCAGCGCCCGTTTGGAACGGGTTCAAAGGCAAAAGCTTTTCAACCGCATTCTCTGTGCGCTGATCTGGGCGTGGCTTGTACAAAGCCTGCGGGTCAGGACCCGGACGAACAGGCTCTAGCTGCGGATGCTTTGGCTCGTATTCATCGGGGCCGACCTTCGATCCGTTCCACTCAGTAACCATGTCAGCCAGACGATACCGAAATCCGGATCTGTCTGAGTAGCCCCAAGCTTTTTTACCTGAAGCGTAACGTGCCATTAATTAACCCTCAAGTATTGTATACTTGGCTGGATCTTGAGTGGCACACGATCTTCGTCTTCTGCCGCCGCACGTTGAAACTCTTCTTCGTACATAGACTTCAGCAACTGCACACGTTCTGGTGCTTTCTTCACGGACAAGTAGTACGCCAAGCCAGCCACCATACAAGGATAAAACCGGAAAGGCAGATCGTTTGTGTTGGCTAACGTGTCAGCGTCTTCAATGCGGGATACATAGTAATATACGAGTGTGTCTGTAGAGTTTTCTGGTGTGGCCCACAGCGTGATTTCGGGGATGATCTTGCGGTTGTAGTAATACTGGCTAGGACGACCTTGCGTTGTTTTATTAGGCAGCGCCAAGTATTCTGCGCGGGACATGCGAGTTAATTCAGTATCTACGCCGCTACGACGAAGCACAACTTCTAGTAGATCAGTGTATGTTGCATTAAATGCGTAGGTAGCTGTACCCTGAGTCAGAGCTTGTGTGCCTTGCTTTATTGTCCACAAGTTAAGACCACGGTTGGCCCAATCCGCAAACATTAAGTTAAGAGAGCGACGTGCTGTTTTAGCATCGTAACCCGTGCGTAATTCAAGACCGCACCGCTCGTATGCTTCTTCGATAATCTCAGCTACGTCTAGCTCAAAGTTGTACGATCCTGAAGTTGCCATTTACTTCTTCCTGTGTGTGCCGCCGTAACCTTTTTTGATTACGCCCTTACCAATGAGTATGTCTTTTTGAGTGACCTTGCCGTCACCACTTAAATCAGGGAAGTTACCACCACCCATTTTGAAACGTGTACGCATTGGACCTTTGTTGTTGCGAGTGGGCATAGACATAGCGCCGCCCATAGCTTTACGAGGCTTACAGTGAGACATTACTTTTTCCTTCTTCTCAGTGATTTAACACGACGTGGTTTACCTGCTGGCTGACCAAGACGCTTCTTCTGTGATATTCTACTACGTTTTTCTGCGGCTGTCATTTCTCCCGAGGTTTTGGGGGTTTTAGAACTGACACGTTTGGAGGGGCGACAATATGGAGTACCCCGTTTTTCACCCTTGCGACGCCCACACGGCTTCCCCGTGCGTACATCCTTCCATTCTTCTTTGAACCACCGCTTGAGTGACGCACCTTTTTTGGTCTTTCTTACTGCCATATTAATATCCTGCGGCCCACGCTACAGACACCATTAGAAACGCAAACAATGCTACAGCAACTAGAATAACACCCCCGATTATTAAAGTAGTCTTTATGGCTTCTTCCAACTCTTGTTGCTTTAACCTTTGTTCTCTTCTAGCCTGCGCGGCCTGTTCCTTTGCTTCCTGTATTCGTCTGGCTCGTTCATCTACAATACTTTGCCAAGTCCCCGGTCCAAAGCGCATATCGACCAGTGTACGCATTTCGTTTATCTTTTCTTGCGCTAACCTAGCATCTATAACTTCTTGCGCGACCTTGTTAATACCGAACTGATCGCCTATCCCCGCACCTGACTTCTTGGCTCGTTGTTCTTGTACCTGTTTCTCACCAGTTAGTAGATTGTCTATCTGACCAGCTATCTGGCCTATGTCCTGCGCGGTGGATATATTTTCTTTGATAAATTTGACAGACTGCTGTACTAGAGCAATTCCGGTCAGCACTTCTGCCACTACCATTTTTTATCTCCCTATCGTGGCGTCAGTTTTATGTCGCCGCTATCAATATATCGTGGTTGTGCGGTACTTGTATGTTCCGCCTTTGGCTTTTTTCTTTGCTTTGTTTCCCCAGTTAGCCGCGCCGACTTTTCTACATTTCGCGATTGCCCCGCTTGCATACGCTGACGGGAAGACCTTATAACGGCGTTTAACCTTGTGGTAACATGCATCTTTAGCCATTCCTTCTTTTCCTTTTTCCTGCACAGTATGCTCGTTCACTAAAGCCGCGTGGACGTTTGCAGTTTACTTTAGCCTTTCGAGCCTTACTCCATTTTTTCTTTTGTGGCGGCTTGGACACCTGCTGTCTCATTGACCCACGCGATATCGCCATCTCTGCTCTCCAAAAAATCATCCCACAAGACTGTTAACATCTTGTGGTTTTCACTAACCTTTTGATTTATCACAGCCGTTTCTGTCTTTAGATCCATGATAGACATTGCGATCCAAGCCACAAAACCAAGTATAGCCGTAACAAATATATTTAACATTTCCATCTCCGCCGCGCCGCGCAAATACGTTTCTTAGGTGTTTTCTTACAGTTGATGTTGTGCATCTTCATCTGCCCTTTTGAACGGCTACAGTATGAAGAACGGCGCTTGGCAGCTTTTGACCCCTTCTTTACTTTACCAGTAACAGCGGTCTTGAGCTTCGATCCGGGGTTGGCACGGCGATATGCAGCCACACCAG